TAATGATGAATAAGAAGGCAAAGTTGTCAAAGAACGTTGCGCCGCGCACGAAGAAGAAGTTGACTACTACCCAAAAGCGCACATCGAGTTCTGGGTCTCGCCGCAGCCGTGCTGGATACTGAGATTTAATCATGCCAACGTACTATCTTAACGGCAAGAAGTACTCAGGCCCAAAGCACAAGATGCCCAACGGCAAGTACCATACCGGTGCTAAGCACACGGCTTCGTCAAAGCCCTTGACCGTAAAGAAGAAGTAATGGCAAGGCCAATTTGGGAAAAGAAGAATCCTAAGAAGAAGTCAAAGAAGCTGACGCCCTCGCAAAAGGCTCAGGCAAAGGCTCGAGCCAAGAAGGCCGGCCGGAGGTACCCGAACATGGTCGACAACGCAGCGGTGGCCCGACGTGGCCGCTAAGAAGCCGACGAGCAAGAAGGACCCGCGTCTGGCTCGCGCTGGCGTTTCTGGGTACAACAAGCCGAAGATGACGCCAAAGCACCCGACTAAGAAGGGTATCGTTGTTGCCAAGGAGGGCGACACGATTAAGACTATTCGGTTCGGCCAGAAGGGGTACGGGCACAATTACTCCGAGGGAGCACGGACTTCCTTCAAGAAGCGTCACGCGCAGAACATTAAGAGAGGTAAGCTTTCTGCCGCCTACTGGGCTGATAAGGTTCTGTGGTCTGGGCCATCCGGCCCTCAGAAGACTCCGCCAAAGGGTAAGAAGAGCGTCTAATGGCTGTCCAAGCGGACAAAATTAAGATTAGAAAAGAATACATTGCCTGGTGCGCGACGCCTCAGAGGCTTCGCGTCCAGCTTGATTTGCCTAAGACAAAGCGCGAGTTTGCTGAACTCAAGGGCATCAACGAAAAGACGCTTCAGCGTTGGGGCAAGTTGTCTGACCACGAGGAACTTGTCGCGCAGCACAAGAAGAAGTTTGCTGCTAATCTTGACAATTCTTCCATTACCAAGGACATTATGAAGCCCGTGCCAGCAAAGCACGGAAACGCGCTAAAGAAGTTCGAAGACGCGCCTACTGTTACGCTTGAGGATGACCCGGTATGGCAGCCCGAGCTGTCAAAGGACGAGCTGCGCTACCAGCAGGTCAAGGACACGCTTGTCCAGCTAGCAACAGATGGACAGTCTCAGGCTATCGACCTTTACCTGAAGCACTGGGGCAAGCCGTTTGTCGAGGCGGAGCAGTCTACGACCGGGATGTTCCCGAACCTTTCTGACGAGGAACTTCTTGACCGCGTGTGCCGACTTCTTGGCAAGGAGGTCATGACAAGCTTCCTTGCGGCCGAGGCTGCTACTCGATGAACCGTAGGCAGCAACTTGAGCAGGCTTACGCCGAACTTCTTTGGCGTCATTATGCAAACAATCCTGCCGATTTCTTCAGGGACTGCGTGTTTGTGCCGGCCGGGGAGAAGCTTGGCGGGGCAGAGGGGCGCACAAATTTCGAGTTGTTCGATTACCAGGTTGAGACGCTACAGACGATTCGCGATAATCGTTATGTGATTGTTCTAAAGGCGCGTCAGCTGGGTCTGACGACCCTTATGATGGCGTATGCGTTCTGGATGTTGCTGTTTCGTCCGGGTTCTAACATCGTCCTAGTGTCAAGAAGCCAGAGCGCAGCAAACTCTGCACTTGAAATCATGGACTTTATGTACAACTTCCTGCCGGAGTGGGCGAAGAACAGGGGTCCTGGGGTAGAGTCTGACGCTGCAACCCACCATTCGTACCGCTTCAACAATGGAATTGTTTCAAAGATTACGTCTTACGCCGCCACAAAGACGGTGGCAGCCGGTCAGACGGCGACTCTGGTGCTTTGGGACGAGGCCGCACTGGCCGAATACCAGGAGGATGCGTTCAGAACCCTGCTCCCGACGACCGACGCAGGCGGTTCGATGGTGGTATTCAGCACCGCGCGTGGTGGTTACAACCAGTTCGCCCGCATTTACAGGGACGCGGAGCGTGGCGAGTCGCAGTTCAAGCCCATTTTTCATCCTTGGTACGCATCAAGATTTATGAATCCGCTTGCTGATATCGGAAAAGTCGACAATTCTCTATACGAATTAAAGCGTCGGGACATGTCGAATGAGCCTTGGCGCTTCTTTGCGGAGTATCCAAGCAGTTCCGAGGAAGCATTTCGTCAGTCTGGGCGCGCTAGGTTTGCAAACCTGCCAGATTTGGAAAAATTTGAGGCGCTGCCCTACCAGGGAAGCATCAACGTTGATATTAATGGCGCTCCAATGCTTGAAGCGAAGGGCGAAGGGCCGCTCCAATGGTCCGACTACGCTCTTTATGGGACGCCAAGGGGGTGTCGAGCCGTCATTGCTGTCGACCCATCGGGCGGAACGGGTGGTGACTACACCGTAATTACCTGCGGATGGGTGAATCACGACGGAATTCCAGTCCGCGCGGCCGTTTGGCGCTCGAATGAGTTCGAAGCGCAGGAGATTGCTGAGGAATCTTTCCTTCTTGGTAAGTATTTTGCCGACGAGACGGGCCGAGACGCCCTTATTGTGGTTGAAAGGCAGGGTGGGTACGGAGAAACCACCGTCCACGGCCTTCGTCAGATGGGCTACCGTAATCTTTACGTCCACAGGTACACCGGGCACCGTAAGTACAAGCAGGACACGTCCTATGGCTTCCCAATGACCATGACCAGGCGTCCGTTGGTGGTCGATGCGCTTGCTGGGTGGCTGGATTTTGAGAACGACAACGTTCTTATTGGAATTGACAAGGAACTCAGGCGAGAGCTAGGCGCGTTTGTGGTCCGAAACGATGGCAGAGTGGCGGCAGACGACGGAGAATACGACGATTTGGTCATGTCGACGGCAATCTTCGTATATGTTGCCGAACAGAACCTGCCAAAGGCCACATCTGAGCCTATTGATGAGGTAGACACGGTAACCTTCAGCGTTAACCACATCTGGGAAGAGGCAGAGCAGGTGTGGAGGCGTCAGGAAGCAACGTCTCGTAGAGAGACGCGCGATTGGAGACGGTTGGCATGGCGGTAGAACTTGAGCCCTACACCCTGACGCAGAAGCAGAACCTTGTGCGCCACGCGGTCGGCGTAATGGACCAGCGCCACCAGCGTTGGCGTTTGCTTGAGAGTATTTACCGAAGCGGAAAGTCTGACTCGTTCCGGCCCGAGGACGCGGGAACAATCAACGACCTGTTCCCGAGCCTCGACGGCCACTCTATTAACCTTATTCTTCCGCACATCAACATTATGATGGCCTCGGTTGTTTCCCGTGAGCCTCAGTTTCTTGTCACGCCAATTGCCGGTGGCCAGGAAGCTGAGAAGGGTGCCGAGATTGCGCAGGCAATTGTCAATTACTTCTGGCGTCGACTGCGCGTTACCCGCGAGCTTCGCGATGCAACGGCGGACGCAATCAAGCTTGGCTCTGGCTTTGTCAAGGTGGGCTGGACGCACCTTGAGCGCGAAGCGGAGAAGGATGAGCTTGCTTACATGGAGGAAGTTGCGGACGAGTACGAGCGCCGCCGCCTTGACTCCATGCTTCGGGATGAAGAGTTCAGCGACAACATTGAATACTTGAAGAAGTCTGTTCCGACTTCGTACATGCACGTTATCAAGTCCGAGCCTTTTGTTTCTTACGTTTCTCCGTACGACATCTTCCTGCCTCAGAATGCTCGTCGTATGGAAGACACGCCTTGGATTGTCCAGCGCATCACGCTTCCTGTTGACGAAGTTCTGGCCAATCCCGAGTTCGACGTTGACGAGAACTCCATCGTCCGCGACGGGTTTGGGGTCAACCCTGGCGACGAGTACCAGGCGGAGTGGCGTCGTCAGGCAGACGACGCGTACGGCGAGCACCAGAGCACCGAGGCGCTTGACACTGCAACGTACTGGGAGTTCTACGACATGCGCACGCGCGAGCTGTGCGTGTTCCAGCTTGAGTCCGCAGAGCCGATGTGGATGGGCGAGCTGCCATGGGCGCACCGCTACCCGCCGTTTGTCCACATTCGCAACTTTACTGCTACAGGTAACGACTTCTGGGGATTTGGCGACATTGAGAACGTTGCCAACATCCAATCGCTGTTCAACGAGTTCCTGACGGAGCAGATTGAGAACGCGCGCCGGTCCGGCCAGAAGTACCTGGTCCGCAAGGACGCAATGACGGACGAGCTGATGGCGGCTCTTGAGTCGTCTGAGGCTGACGTGGTTGCCCCGGTCGACGTTCCGAACGGTGAGCCGCTTTCGGAGATTATTGTTCCGGTGTTCCGTCAGGCGCTTGCCGGCGACATTTATGGTGCTAAGGCTGAGCTTGAGAACTATATGCGCAGCGTTATGGGCATCAACGACTTCCAGGCTGGTGGTCTTGGCGCGGACCGTATGTCCGCTACCGCCGCTGCGGTCGTGGAGGGTGTTGCGACGCTTCGCGCTCAAGACAAGATTATGTCTATTGAGGATGCTGCTTCGCAGATTGGCAATCTCATGGTCCTGCTTTGCCAGGAGTACCTTGACGAGCCAACCGCCATTCGAATTTCTGGGGACGAGGACGCAGTCTGGGCCGAAATTTCCAAGTCTGACATCTTTGGCGAGCACGCCGTTGCCGTAGAGGGCGGTTCGCTCCGCTCGCTGAACCCTGCAACGCGAGAGCAGCAGGGAATCCGTCTTCTAAACGAGGTCGTGCCCATTCTGACGCAGTTTGGGTACGACCCACAACCTGCAATCCGCAACGCGCTTAGGGCTCTTGGTTACCGCCCTGACGAAATTCTCATTCTTGCGCCACAACCTGCACCATCTGTGGAAGGTTCAGCTGGCACTGACCCGATGAGCCAGATGGAGGCACTTGGTGGGCCACCCGCGGCCCAGCAGGCACAGTTTCAAGGAAACATAGGACTCTAGGAGCCAAGATGTCAGTTGACCCGATGATGCTTCCGCCTACCGGCGGTAATGTTGATGCCATGGCGATGCAAGAAATGATGGGCGGCGACCCCGCGATGGGTGCCGGCGGTGAGGACGAGATGGTCCCCGTCATGGTCCCCGCGTGGACCGTCCCTGCCGTGGAGGAGCTGATTGACCTCCTGATGGCTTCCGAGGACGCCGAGATGGCCGGCGGTCCCGAGATGATGATGTAGCATCGCCAGGAATTAGCCCCGCTTCGGCGGGGCTTTTTCTGTTATGTCCAACGATTGCCACAAATGTCTTTTATAGATGACCGAACAAGACCCATAGGAACCGTAAATCGCGGCAATCTAAAGGGTCATTCGATGGAGTGAAACAGAATAATGGCTACCGACATTCAGGAAGCGTTCGAGAAGTCAATCGCTGAGCTTGGATTCGAGTCCCTTCTCGACGACGTCTTGGTCAGTCCCGAGGCAGTCGAGGAACAAGAGCAGTCAGAGGAGCCTGAGACTGAGGCTACCGACGACGATGTCAGTGAGGATGATGTTGCGTCCGATGACGAGGCTCTGGAAGACGAGGTCGAAGAGAGCGATAACGATGAGGTAGACGCAGACGATGTGCCGTACGTTGAGGTCACTGAGGGTGCGAAGCTAAAGCTTCCCGATGGGACCGTCGTTGATGCTTCTCAGGCAGTTCTGCTCCAGGCGGATTACACCCGCAAGACGCAGGAGCTGTCCGAGCAGCGCAAGCAGCTTGAGGCCGATAAGGTTGAGGTCGAGCAGGCTGGTAGGCAATACGAGCAGGCATACGGTCAGATGCGAGAGTGGTACGAGGCTCGCGCAGCCCGACCGGCTGATTGGCTTGCGGAGATTGCTTCCCAGACTCAGGACCCCACCTCGACGGTTGCTCAGGCGCTTTACGCGATGTCCCAGCAGGGACTGCTTGACCCCAAGTTCGTCGAGACTTTTGGAATCGACGCAGGAGAGGTTGCGCAGGTTGCAAAGGGTTCGCAGGTTGAGTCAGAGCTTGAGGAACTGAAGCGCTGGCGTTACGAGCAGGAGCAGGCAACCAGGCAGCGTCAGGAAGTTCAGAGCCGGGCAGTCGAGTACGAGCGTGAGTGGGAGCAGATTAAGGCTTCTAACAGTCTCGTGTTTGGGGACCGGATGTCTGAGATTGACGCGAAGAAGGAGCTTCTCCAGTTCGCTCTCCAGAGCAACATGACTCGTTCTCTTGTCGACGCTTATGACCTTATGACGGTTAGGAAGCCGAAGCCTGTTTCAAAGCAGCCTCAGCCCGATGCTGAGGTCACTGCTAAAAAGCGTGCTTCGCGAGCAGTCGCTACAAAGTCGGCAGGTGGCACACCCCCGAAGGTGAAGAAGAACCTCACCACTCGGGACGCCATCCTGGCGTCAATGCAGGAGATTGCCGGAGCCTAAACCCGGAGAGTGACAAATGGCACTTGGAGCAGCAGCTTATACTGAGCTCGTGGCCTCAACCCTTGAAAAGATTGAGCCGCAGCTTATTGACCAGATTTTCACCAAGCACCCGACGCTTGACATGTTCAAGCAGTACGCGAAGTCGTACACGGGTCGTTCGCTGGTTCTGAACATCGAGGCCGCTGAGGACGACAACACCGTTGTCACCGACGCGTCCGGAACGTTCGCGACCACCGTTTCGCCCGAAATCATTGGTGCAGCCGAGTTCAACTGGTCCAGCCCGTACGTCTCGAAGATTCGTGTCCAGTGGGCCGACCTTCAGAAGAACTCGGGTAAGGAAGCCATCGTTGACCGGCTGACCGCCCACATCGAGAACGTCAAGAAGTCGCACGCGAAGCGTATCGTCACCGGCATCCACAAGGCTGCTGCGTCGGTCGGCGCTGGCGAGTTCAACTCTCTCGACCAGATTGTCGGCACGTCCGCCGACACGGCGACCGTTGGTGGCATCACCGCGGCCGACGCTACCCACTACTGGAACGCTACGCGTCTCACCATTCCGGTCTCTACGGAGGTTGGCGGTCAGACGATTCGCAAGGCTTTCCGCACCATGCGCAACGAGCTGATGGTTAGCACCAGCAACGACGCGCAGGTCACGCACATCATCGCGGGCCGCAAGGTCTTCGAGGAGTACGAGGACAGCTTTGACGACAAGGTCCGTTACCTCGTCACCACGGGTGACTCGGGTCAGGGCCAGTTCCGCATCATCATGGACGGGGACATCGAGGTTCGCCTTGACCCCGACTGCCCCGAGGACCGCGCCTACTTCCTGGACGTGAACTCGTGGCGCTTCGGTTACCTCAACGGTAACTTCATGAAGGTGCAGCCGGCGCAGACCATCGTCGGGACCCTGGACTTCGTGACCCCGGTCGCGTCGGTCCTGTCCGTCGGTGTTAACAGCCGTCGCAGCAACGGCCTGCTTATCCGCACGGGTGGCGTTTACGCTCCGTGATTTTAGCTAGCCATTAGGCTTGGGGGTCGGGGAAAACCCCGGCCCCCTTGCCTTTGGCTAAAATGGGCCACAATCCACACTAGAGGTGGAGCGTAATAGGGCTATCGTGCGAGGTGATTTGTGAATCTTTCGGCGCTAAGAGACCGTGCGCGGGCTCTTTCTGGCATTCGCCTTCAAACGCTTCGCTCTGATGAGCAAGTCGATGTAGTTATTAACGAGGCCTACCAGGAAGTCATTAACCTTTCCCAGTGGCCATTCCTGCGTGCTTCTCAGCAGATTGCGGTTACCTCTGGAGTCAATAGTTTTGAGACTCCAAGTGGATATTCTGAAATTACGTCAATTTCATATACGAACGATGGTGGGGACAGCATCCGCCTTCAGTCTACGACTGTCGACGAGATTGACCGACTCCGCGATGAGGACGGCCCTGAGCCGTTCCTTTACGCCCGAGTCACGGACCGAGAGTTTGTTATATGGCCTACGCCGAACATCAATCTGACGCTCCAGATTCGGGGCAAGCAGACGGTTACAACTCTGTCGGCTGATTCCGACGAGCCGGTCTTCGACGACCAGTTCCATCCTATGCTTGCTTACCGCGCAGCCTCCCGCATGCTTGCCGAGGAGGGCGATGACTCTGGGCGCGCTGAGTTTTATCAACAGGAGGCAAATACTTTCTTTGCCCGTATGCAGCAGTTTTATACTCGCACCCCGGATGCTTCCTTCTTTGTGATGGGCGGGCGTCGCAGGCGGCTTGCTGATGGCTATTGAGCAACGAGTTCTTGCTGACTTCAGCGGCGGCGAGATTGCGCTGAGGTCTGCGGTTGAGGCGGCTGAGAACCAGTGGCTTCTTCTTGAGGGATTTGTTCTTGACAACAATCGTCGTCTACGGTCCCAGTGGGCGGGAGCAACCTGGCCGGTTAACCTTGGTGGCGGCTAATGTCTTTTAACATTGAAGACTTCGGGATTGTTTCAAACCACATCCTTGCCGTTTCTGACGAGCTTGGAACCGCTGGTTGGTACATTGCCGAAATGCCGGACGACTTGACAGCGCCTACTTGGCAGCTGCTGAGCACGCCTGACACTAACGGCCAGCTTCGTATTATTGGGCAAATGGCTTATCAGGTCGACGATGCCGGCGACGTGTTCTGGGTCGATGCGCTTCTTTGCAATTCGTCAACTATTCTTGCCGTAAACCCATTTATTGTTTACATTGACCCACGAACAAATACTCCTACCGTTAAGTCTTGGACAGATAGTTACCCGAACGCAGAGGGGGGAACGTCTAACTCAATGCCCCACGCAGGTCGATGCACCATGTGGGGAGACTTCCTTGTTCTTGGGGACATCAATTGGAAGGCAGACCCAGACCTTGCTTTTAATTCAGGCAATCAGTCTCGTTACGGTCACGGTCTTTGGTTTTCAATTCCGGGCAAGACTGACACCTGGGACCCGATTGACACTGTCTTTACTGGGCAGAAGGGCGGAGAGAACGTTATTCAAGGGATGTTCCCGCTTGAGCCTGGTCTGCTGACTGTCACCAACACCCTTGTAACTCTGCTCCAGGGCTCTCCCGACGACTTTATCTACCGAGAGCTGCGAGAAGGAATCAGCAACTGCGGTCGCAACGGGGTCGCAAAGTGGGCCACTAAGGGTGGGATTGTTTTTGGCAACGACGTTGGCGACGTTTGGTTCACCAACGGCGAGTCGTTCCAGCGCCTTGATGAAGCAATTGAAATTAATTCCTTCCAGTCTATTGCAGCATACGGCGAATATCTTTTTGTCTCAGAAACTACGGGAACCAAAATCTTTAGGCTTTACGAAGAGGGCGGTGGCTGGACCAGGCTTACTGGCGTCTCTGGTTTCTCTAAGATGCAGACTACGAGCAGGTTTCTTATCGGGATTGAAGCAAGAGATGCTGGTGGTTCGTTTCTTCTTGACGACGCAACCTACGGCCTTCTTGATTCCGAATATCTGCTTTGGTTCCAGGACAGGCGGCTAACTGCGTTTGATTTTGAAAGCGCAAACCGCGGAATCTTTAACGAAAAGAAGCTGCGTTCTACTATCCGCTCTCGTCCCCTGCCTGGGCTTGGGCACGAGGTCCGATTCTGGCATCGGTTCGGGGTCAGGGCGAAGGGCACGGGTGCCGTCGTAAAGGCAATTTCCCGTCCGTCCTCGGACGCAAATGAGCGTGGTTACGACACCCGCCTGCGCGGCGATGTGCGCCGCAGGTTTGATTATGTCTTTGATGCGCACGGCCCGTCC